CTATTCTATCACCAGATTGTTTATCTAAACTAACTATCTTCCTAATACTTAGCTTTTCTTTTAATTCTTTAATATCATTTGGAGTAGGTGCAGAACCCCTATATAATACATTGGGAATGACAACGCGAAATCTTTTGATCACAAGCTTCTCACAATACTATTTAAAACATCTCTAACATATTTAGCATCATGATTGAAAAGCAGGTGCTTTACAAATGTAATAGCTTGCCCAAGAGCAGAAGAGTCTGGTAATTGCTTAGAAGAAATTTCAACTTCATTCATCATATTAAATTTTTTCTTTAAACGATCTAATGCATTCAAACGTTTGTCTTGTGGAAGATGTTGCAAAGTAAATTTAACAAGATCTGATAAATATTTACCGACTTGCTCAGCATTACCTAATTCGGCTACTGCGGCATATTTAACCATTTTAGGATCAAGTTTAACTTTAAAAAGTTTATTAAATTTAATCATAGTATTTTGCAAAGCTATTTTTTCCGGCTTGTGCATTTTACCCTTAACAGCTTTATCAAACTGCTGCTTAAATATCATTAAAAATTTTCTAACTTGTTCTGGCGTAGCTTTTTGACGGAGCTTGCGCATAATAGCTGAATAAGCAAATTCATCTGCATCAGTTAAATCAATGATATGAATATTGTCATCAGCCTTAGAATGATCGAAATGTTTGAAATATTCTACTTGACGCAATCTTTTTTCCGCTGAAGGACGTGATTTGTATGTTCCTAAATTTTTACCAGTCCGCGACAAAACACGATACATACCATCTGGCATCTTGCGTATTTTTGCAAGCTTTACCAAATTTTGTGAGCATCTATTTTCATAGACAATTGCCAATTGTAATATAGTGTTTATATCGGTCATTAATCTTTGTCATTGTTAGCATCTGGAAATGCGGTTTTAATATCAAGAGTTTCTTTACTGCGCAGCATCATAGCTTCAATAGTGCCTTTGCCATCAACTTCAGTTAATGCTCTAATCGCCCTCTCATTAATAAACATCATATTACCTAATTGCAAATGTCTATTTTTACCTACAAAGCAACAATTAAGTATTAAACATTCTTTGTAAGCTCCCACTACTTTTCCACAAAAAACAGAAGGATAAGCTGTTGAAACTTGTTCCGTACTAATATCTTCATAAGTATCTCCGAGATAAATTTCAAGAAATTTACCTTTAAAAACTTCTGCTAGAAACTCCGCAAAAGTTTTTCCAGATCCTTGAATCTGTTGAATAATGCCAATAATATTTTTTTCCGATACCATTTCATTTCCTTAAACAAATTTTAACAGAAATTTTCTGTAGTTGGCGCTGGCAGTACTTGAACTGATTGCTTGATAAGATGACTTTTTATTCATAATACAATTAGCTTTAACTATAATTCCACCTATTTTAATAGTAGCATACTTAAATGCTTCTTGTACAGCTTCAGTCATTTGCTTGACTGCCTCAAAACATTTTTCACTGGGCCCATAAATAGAACATTCTATTTCAACTTTATGTCCATCAGTATGAGGATATGTTGTAGAAATTAAATCTTCATCTAAAGCTGTGCAAAGTATACGTGAAAATTCTACAGCACTAGTATAATTAGGTGCTGTAATTTCGATTAAAATATCATTATTAGGTAAAGCTTTTTTATATAATCTTTTAAGAGAAGTTTCTGAAGAAGCAGTGCCCAACATTTGAATGTATTGATCTAATATATTATCCAATCCAGCCACTTCATTAGATGGTTGCATTTGTTGAGTCTGGGAAGCATTGGTAGTAGAAACAGCTCCATTGGAAGCCACTAATTGATCAAATCCTGTGACTGGTTTTACTCCATATGCTTTTGCATTTGAGCCGCCAACTTTATCCCATAATTGTTTAGCCTCATCCATTGTTTTTACATGAAATCTTTCAGTAATCGGTGCAAATTCACCCGATCTCATTTCGGTAGCCTTTTTTATATCTTCTTGTGATTCAGGCGGAAGTTGGCTCGGCATTGATCTTTTTATTGCCGCAGCATAGTCATTGATGTTTTTAGTTTCTGCTGGAAGAAATGGCGGTCTACGTTTTCCTACAGGACGTGGATCTCCTTTTTGTCCAGCATTAACTCCACCATAATATCCTGCCATATAAAGTCTAGCCGCATAATCTTCTACACTGGAAGCATTCTTGATTTGATTAATAACTTGTTGTATGAATTGCTTAGCGCCATCTTTAGCTGTTGCATTGACAGCATACCATCCAATAAAACTTCCATGAACTGGGTCTGAATCTTTATGTGCAACTGCGCCAAAACCTTCGCCAGTATGACTATTCATAAATGATTTAGTTGCTTGTATAGCTCCCCAATTATTGGTATTACGCAATGAATTTTTTGCGCCACCCATTCCAAAACCAGATTCAAATGACGCATGACCCAATAAAATGCGCATTTGCTCATCAGTAAAATTAACGCCAAGTTCTTTGGCAGCAAGACGCAATGCATTGGCAGCAATACTTATAGTAGAAGTACCACCTCCGCCGCCAAATCCCTGATATGATTGAGCATATTTTGTTAAAATACTAGATGAATAAAACATTTTATTTTTTAATTCTTTTAACTAGTAAAAATAAATTAATCGCTACTTCAGGATCGGATTCCTGAATAGAAGAAGCATATTTAGAAATATACTTAGCTAAAATGCGCGGGTCTTCTTTACTTAATGATTCCAATGATTCATAGAAATGTTGATGTGCAAGAATTGGCGTTTTGCTTACTAAAGGTATTGGAAGGTTTGCACTTCTTTCAGTATCAGGAGCTTCATCTTCTGGTACAGGACCTTCTATATCTGTTTCTGGCACTAATTGAGTTGGTGATGCGACTGGAACTGTAGCTTGTGGTTTAGTTCTAAAATTTAATTCAGGTGCTGCGGCAGGTGTAGCCGGAACTAAAGTACTTGAAAGATTAGAAGTTTGTATTGGAGCGCTGCCCAATTCTACTTGACCGGCGATTGGACCGCCTGTACTAGCTTCTGGCAAAGGGACGCTCTTCGTTTCTTTTGCTTCAATTTCATCTTTTATTTTTAACCATGGCATAATGGCATTATTATAATAAGACTTGAATCCTTTATCTCCATTATCAAATTTTTCATATTCTGCTTTAATTTTATGAGCAACATCCATATATTCATCTGGTCTACGGGTGGCTCGGGCAGTACCCATTTGCTTTAAATAAGAAATAGTATTTTCTAGTAATTTTTGAGCTTCAGTAATTAAACGATCGCCACCTTCACGCAAATCTTTAGTTTGTTTAGGATATTTTTTTTCCCAAGCAGCTAAAGAGCGACCACGTTTAGTCCCAATATTATAAAAGAAATCCATAATACCGGCTTCTTTGATAAAATATTCAGATTCTGTTGACGCTTTTTTACCAACAGTGTTCATATGTTCTCTGAATTTTTTAAGATTTTCATCGTAGCCAGTATCTTTTAATCCTTCAAATAAAAATTTATGATGAATTTTATTAACGTCTACGAAAAATTTATCAATGTCTCTAGTAACATCAAACATCTTTTTATGAAATTGACCAAGATCTACAACGCCAGCCATATATTCTCTACGATTAAAATTAGTACGAGCTGACTTTAGCAAATCTTTAACACCGACGCCATCCTCCGGGGCTTCAGCGTTTCCAATTTTCTTTCCAGTCAATACCGATCTAATTCTATCATCCAAATCTTTTAAAGAGATCATAACTCTATCTAACTCAGGTTTAAAAAAACCTTCAAGGTATGCTCCTGGCATATTGACTTTTTCTCTCAACTGATTAAGAATACTTCGTTTTTGCGCACTTTTTTCCATTGAAGCCCTCTACTTATAAGTGTAATAGATAAAACTATGCGTAATTATCCGTAAGTAAACTTTTATCCTGGAGGAGGTCCACCAGCAGATGATGGCGGGGGCGGTGGAGGTGCCGCTGGACCTGCTGATGGAGGTGGCGGCGGTGGGGCTCCTCCTGGTAACCCTAAATCTGGTAATCCTCCGCCTGCACCTGAAGACTCTCCTGGAACCGGAGCTTCACTTTGTGCTGGGAGTCCCTGCGGTTCAGGAATTTCATCTTCATCATCCAAAGTGCGCAATGCATTAAGATCCAATGCATCCAAAGCTGCAGCTTCTTTTTTGGCAATAGTATTTTGAATAGCTTCTTTGCGTATTTGTCTAGTTTCATCTTGCCATTCTAATCCCATAGAACGATAAAGTGTGTGCAAAGAGGCTCTCTTTTGATCTGCTGTTCCTTGAGTTAATGTAACCAAAGTATTGATATAATCACCGGCATCAAACAAGGACATATGATTCCAATCTATTTCTGGAACTATAAGTTGTTTTTCACCACCAGAGTAATCATAAAAACCCTGAATTTTAGAAATGGGAGCGAAAATTTTTGTCTTTAACCATTGTGACATCATATTACGAAACTGCATGTAGCGTTGACGGAGGACGTCCAACGCTACGCCCCCATTGGCGTACGTAGTGTCCGCACCGCCATCCATCATAACTTGTGGAACTTGCAGTCCCACATAAATCTCTTTAATCAACTGGGTAATGTCGCCTGATATATCGAAAATACCTTGACCGTAGCCGACACGAGTTACGTCAACGCCCTCATGAGTAAATATTTTGAAATCTTTATCATACTGCGCGCTATTACCCTGAATAGTAATTTTACCGTTTCTTCTTGTAATAAATAATCCAGTAGGCACTTCAAAACACCATATTTTTCCATTATATTTTTCAATATTTAATAAATTATGTTTTTCTTTAGTTCGGCTATTTCTAGACGTTTTATATATTAACGGGAACTGCCCTTTATTAGTGTTTGACCACATAACCGTATGAAGAGGTAATCTTTCTCGATCACGATTAGTATATGTCTCTGTATCACGCACAGAAGATGTAGGAACAAATCCACATTTATATACGATTTCATAAACATCATCAGCTAATTGTTTAGAAGTAGAATAATGCTTTCAAAAATATTTCTAATAATCTTGGAGATAGTTCTAAAATCCATCGCGGTACTTTTTTATAGGGCGCTTTAGTTTTACCAACGTCATCTCCAATTTCATTTTTAAAATATTCATAAAGATTTTTATTCCGCATTACACCGATCCACATATCGGACCACATAGAATTTTTATCACTTCTTTTATTTATTGAAACGCTATAAGATAACCCCATATGTTGCGCAAACTTATCAAGACAATAAGACATTTCTTTTTGATATTTAGGAAAGCTTTGACAAATACCAACAGTGTGTTGAGATTTACCGTCACTATATAAACACCCTTCACTTAAAACATACCCCAAAAATTCCAAATACAACTCGATAGGAACTTGTTTTCCGCATACATCTACAAATTCAATATCATCTTTACCATCCCATTTTACTTCAGCACGAAAGCGACTACAATCAGTTAATTTTAGATCTTTAGATTCTTTTTTCTTCCAATCTCCCCACTTAGTTTTTCGCTTACTTCGATGTCCGTTATATTCATACTCTAGTTCTGAGACCCACATTTTATGATTAGGCGTTACTTTTATATCTATTTTCTCATTGGCAAAATGATACATATCACCATTATAATTATATAAACTAGCACCTGTAGGAGTGTGATATTCTAATTGCTCATTGTTCGGATTAAAACAAGCTATTTTAAAATTTGCCATGGGGACAATATGATTAAGTTGCGCGCTCTCCTCTTTATAAGAAATTACTTCATTATATTTTTTAAATCCAGTATCTGTTAACACTTCCGTTTCTTCATCATGACATTCAAACGTCGATCTCCACGCTTCTAAATCGGCATATGTAGGCTTGTAGTCTACGCTGCCGATTTTTACGATTGTAAGAGGGTTGATCATATTATCAGCTTGAGCAAACTTACTATTTCCATGAATAGCAAGTTGCCCATTTCTACGAGTAACAAATAGCCCTGTAGGCACTTCAAAACACCAAACGATGCCGTCATAATCTATTTTTTTAATTTTATCGGGATAATTTTTGTTAGGGTTAATAATAGGGAAATTACCATCTTGTGCATTTGACCATGAAATACAATATTCCGCTTTTCCTGATGGTAATGTTTTAGTAGAAATTGACGGAGCGAAATTACACTTATAAACTATTTCTTGTATATCATCCGCTAATTGTGGCGATACCGTATAATATTTCCATGCCAATGAGTTTTTATTTTTAATATGACTTCCGTCTCCAAAAACAAGCGATTCCAATATTACTGACAATAAATCTACATTTAATTCTTTGACCCAGTTAGGAATTTTCTTATACTCTGATGTTGCTTTAACTTGGCCAACTTCATCAATAAAATAATTCATTAAATCTTTAGAATTTATTCTACCATTCCACCTATTAGACGGTTGCTTTTTAAATCCACATAATTGATAATCTTTGGTTTCACATTCTCTTTCATAAATAGTTTTATCAAAAATACTCGCAAAATCTTTCATTGATTTTTTAATATCTTCTATACAATCAGAGTCTATTTTTTGTACAAAATCAATACAATTTTGTCCCAAATATCCTTCTGAAATAACATAGCCTAAAAACTTTAAATACAATTTAATGGGAACTTCTTTATCAAGAACTTTAACTGACTCTACACTTTTACCTTTCCAATTAACGAGTCCAGAAAATCTATATGTGGTTTTTGGATTAATTTCTTGGGCTGGAACTTTTTTCCATTCAGACCAACCAGGAATTTTACTTAATCTATTTTTCTTTTGTAACCACATCTTATGATTAGGGGTTACTAATGTGTCAATATTTCTAGACTTAAAATGGATCATTTCTCCAGTATATTTGGACATATGAAGTTCTATTGGTTTATGATATTCTAATTCATTAGTATCTGGATTAACACAAGCAATCTCAATATTATCTTTTAAAGTTAATATTCCTCCGATATTTCCATTATCATCTAAAGCAGCGCCATTAACATAATTATGGTTAACGCTAAGCTGCGAAGTAATGTGAGTTATTTCATCAATAGTTTTAAACCCTTGATTTGTTAAAACTTCTGTATCAGAAGAATAACACTCCCTTAACTTATCGTAAAGCATTAAATTTCTAAAAATACACACAGGCAATCCCGTCCCCCTAATTTCGTAAGGACTAATTCTGCGAGCTAAATGAGACACATGAAAATTATCCAACGGGATATTTTCTCCACGTCTAACGGAATCGATAATATGTTGATTGAGTTGCTTTCGTTGTTCTATATCAGTTGGTCTATTAGAGAAAATAATCTTCTTAAGATTTTCATCAGGACGCAACATAATAATGGGCTCGCTGGCAACAACCGTACGTTTAACGATCATGAAGTCTGGATTCTGAATATGTAATCGACTCCATTTTCCTTTACCTTCATCTAATTCTGCATACACAAATGCTTCACCTAATAACCAATATTCTTGTGCAATCTGCACACAAATATTCATTAAGTCAATTTCTTCAATCATATCATCAAAAAATTTTTCAATATCTTTATTAGGGCATTTGATTGATAATTTACTTATAGGATAAGTGCTATGTAAACTAATAGCGTTATGAACAAATGGATTTAATGCAAAAAAACTACGGCACCACGCATTTATTGTGGCGCGGTCTCGTGGCAAATTCATATTACTATTAAGCCACAAAGGAGAATAAACTTCAGGAGTTTGTTTTACAGAATCACCATGAGCCCCATGAAAAATTCCGCCCCCACCGCCCATGCCTTGTGCAAATTTGCTAATGCCACCAACAGATGCCACGACACGAGCGTTGGCAGTTTCTACATTATCTGCGGCAATTTTATTATAAATAGGTCCAGAACCATCTAAGAATTTACCCTGATCTACCTCATCTGATAAAATAACTCTTCTCTCTTTAGAAACCCCATTAGCCATAATTGCACTAACATGTGGAACATCAGATTTATTTTGCATATATCTTGCGGAAAAAGACGGGCTATCTCCTAATCCTGATTTTTTAATTCCGGCCATTTAACCTCTGTTGTTCTATCATGTTATAGTATAATGCTCTAAATATGATATATCAACAGAATCGAATACTTGTATTAATTCACAATCTACGACCT